GATCTAAGATTTGACCAGACGCAGCCGTGTTGCTGTCCCTCAGCGTGAAGGTCAGCTCTGGCAGGGTGTCACCCGTCACCAAATTTAAGGTCTGCGAATACGCCATTTCATGCACCTATGTCAACTAAATTATATTAACACAATACCATTCCGCATCTAATGTTTGCATTTCAAATAAGATGAGCGACAGATGCAGTCGGCGACCTCTTTCCGTTTAGATGAAAGCCCTCGGCTTGCAGGTTAAAGAGCCTCCAGCGAACCCATACTTCACTTGCCGAGCAGCTCTTCCGACAGCCTTCTCGAATAGCTGATTATTCATTTGAGCCGCGCTGGCGTTAGAGAAAGGTTGCCCGCTCATCATTTGGAGGCGATATAAAGCGCCGTGAGTGATTGCCTCGCGATTCTCTCGACCAATTGAGTCCGGGATGGAGCTGCTGGTCGCTGTAGGCTTGACGCTAAATACGACTTTGAGAGTCCTAGTTGCGTCTGGTATCGGGGCTAAGTAAAAGTCTGTGTTATCACGCTGGGAATAATATCGAGGCACCGCTCGATCTGTTTCGTTGCCCAGTCGCATTTCAAGCTCTGAGTACCCCACCGGCTGAAGAGCTTGCTTATCATTGTAGATATCAATGATGTGATTAAGCTCTGTGCCGCTCGGAAGGCTTACGGAATATTCGCCTACGCCAGCAACAATGATGACCTCTTCAGGCTCTGCTGTGTAAATATCGGTTCTGGCACAGAAATCAATCGAGCTGTCTCGAACAGCTCTTTCAATCAGAAAGTCAGGAGCGCCTTGAACTTCTGGCTTTATGTAAATTGATAGGTCTGAATACTTCACTACATTCTCCCACTAAGCGCGTCAGGGTTCTTCGGGATAGGTGTTGTGGCACCATCTGCCTGCGTCTTTATTCCTAACGACTGAGCAAACGACTGATAGTGCATTTGTGATCTGGCAGCGTTGCCCGAGTACTCAGCGTCCTTCTGGTAAGCCCGATACAGGATGTAGTCGAGTGCCGCGTTCGCGTACACGTCATCTAGACTAATTGTCTGGGTGTCAGTGCTGAAATTACTGATCGAGATCGCTGGCGGAGTGGCGCTATAAATAATCACTAACGAGTGAGTACCGCTAACGCCTTTGGGGTAAACATAAAAGTTCTTTGGGTCCGCCGGGTCGTAGATGAAGTGCTCTATCCCATTCGTTCCAGCGATAGCGTTGTGCCAGTCTGGGAGGCTCTCATCGAGTATCTTCCGGCTAACCTGAGTTACTGATCGTCCATTTACGTTTTGAACAATATCCAACAAGCGCAGAGCCGCAGACGGCAAAGACTGCTTACTGCCATTCGCTAGCGCGAGTGCCGCATTGACGCTGTTAGCGTCAGGACGATGCAAGACGACCTCGTTCTGGGCGTCATTGAAGAACTTCAGGAGTTCTGCGTTGGGGTAGCGCGTGTGAGCCTCATCCTGAAGGATGATTGAAGCGCGATCCAACAGATCAATGACTTTAATCGTCGCCATCAGCTTCTTCCCATTCAATGACTTCTAAGTCTGGATTTCCCGCAAACAAATCGTCGTAACTAAAGACGTTCCCTGTAACGATATTTCTCACCGTCTTGGGTCTCATGACCTTCGGTGCTGGAGTCGGGTCGTCCCGCTCTTTCTCTAGGCGCTGCAACTGATCCTGAAGATCAGATAGCTTCAGGCGTCGATCCAGCTTCATGCCGAATTGATTTAGCGCCTGCTCGTAGACTTCGTCTTTGTTTGTTGCAACGTCCATAAAATTCACTTTTCAGTTAAAGGAGAAAGGGGCTGCGAAAGCAGCCCCCATCCAGCAGACCTCTTAGGTCCACTTACCTACGACCAATGCGTCAGGCGTTACGACCTTAGATCCGAAGACCTTCAAGCCGCGAACCTGATCACCGAAGGTGCTCTCCATGCGGACAGTTTCCGTATTGGTGAACTGAGACGCGAAAGAGATTGCCTTGGGGTGACCCGCAAGAACGTGGGTGTAGCCGGAATCAGCGCCTGATCCTGGGGTATAGAGCATGTTGCTCTGGTACACCGTGAAGCGATCAACAACGCCAACCTTGCCGTTACGCAGAGGAGAGGTGTCATCACCGGTCAGGTAAGCCTGACGCAGCTCGCTTTGCTTGAGCAGAGAAACAAACTCAGGAGATAGGACGATGAATCGACCTTCTTCTGGGATGTTTAGCTCATCCAATGCCTTAGCTTGATCCAAGATCGAAGTCAGGATGTTGCCCGCAGTGATGGAGGTTTGAGCACCAATGGTGGTTGCACCAGTAACTACGCCGCTCAGTACCTGAGTTTCAACAGCTACGCGCATGCCTTCGGCAGCGTCAGAGCTAGCAGATTCCAACAAGTTGATATCAGCTTGCGCTGCCAACACGTCGTCTACCTTGAAGCTGTAGTACTTCGCTTTATCGATCAACAGCTCAACTTTAGCTGTGGTCAGCTCTTGAGTCGTGATCGTGCCAGCGTAGTCGTTGATCGTTACGGCAGGAACCGTGCGGATAACAACCTTGTCGCCCTGACCAGAGATCTCACCTTCGTAGTCGGTGTTAGAGATGTTTGGCAGAACAGACGAGCTGTAGAATTTAGCTTGCAGCAGCTTACTAAAGACTTCAGGGATGAAGTTTACTTCGGACGTAGCGCCCGTAGAGAAAAATGAAAAAGCCATTATATTGTCCTCACAAGAGAATTAATTTAACGGCGGATAGATCCCTCAGCCTGCGCCCGCAAGATATCGACCTTATGCTTCTCGAATTCAGCGAGAGGCATGTTTACGATGTCTTGGACCGTCCAAGATTTCTTTCCGCCTGTAACATTGGCTTTTCGCGCTTTGGGCAATTTCGGTTCTGCAACCTCCTTCGCTCGCGCTAGAGCCGACTCTTGCGGCGTTTCAGGTTTGACTCCCATGTCTGCCTTGAACCGATCCAGAACAAAGATCACATCATTTGACGAACCAGCATCTACCCACTCATGGACTTGACTGTCCTGAGCGTCTAACCACAGCGCCCAATCCGATGTCTGCGTGACTTCGTCAACGTCAGAATGGACTGCGCGAATACGGTCAAAGTGCTCTCGCACTGCTTCCTCTTGCTTCGCCTCAAATTCTCTTCGCTCTTGACCTTGGGTCAGAGCAGCCTGTTCATCCAACCTTGCTCGCATCTGATCCAGCTCATCCAAGAGAGGTCCAGCAACATCGGGATATTCTTCCCTTACCTGTTGCAGCTTCTCTGTGTTTCGCTGCTCATCTGCAAGCTGACCCTTTAACTGAGTTACGGAGTTTACTAAGTCAGATACTTGCTTCCTTAGTTCCGCCGCTTCCTGAGTCGCTTTGGTCATTTTCGCCTGAGCGCCTTTCATGGCTCGTTCAGCTTTTTCAATTCGCTGTTCTGCTTCAGAGTCGTCGCCGCCGACCAACTCTTCTTCAGGAACCTCTTCCGCTATAGCCTCTGCCGTGTCCTCTGGTTCTGAGGGGGCTTCTTGAAACACTTCTTCCTGCTGCTCTTCAGTGTCCTCTGCCGAGGGTTGAGTCGCTGCGCTCTGATACTGTTCCATCAACTCTTTAGCTTCTGCCTGCAATCGCTCCGGGTCATTTCTACTAGCCATCAATTCCTCACGAGTCCTCTACGGGATGTTCGTTATTCGATTGCGGATATCCTCGAAGGGGTCCGCTGCTTGTCGAGAACCGCTTTCGCGGCGTCCTCAAGTTCCAATAGGAAACGGATCTCACTGACCCGACCCTGCTCGAACCTGAAATTCTTTTCGTCTGCTTGCTCTAACCGACTCTGCGAGTCTTCCAACCTACATTGGAATAGGTTGGTCACCTGCTGCCATTGGTCCTGATGGCGGAGCCATAGGACCGCCTGCGCCTGCTGCGGCGAGAGCTTGATTTTGGAGGGCTTGCTGTTCAGCTTGTAACCTCTCTTCAGACTTAATAATTTCGTCAGGATCGATATCCATCGATTGCGCGATATCACGCAACAACCGTGGTCGATCTACTAATGCCAAGTCCGTGGGATTGGAGACAAGCGACAAGAACTGAAGGAGTCGCTGACTCTGCACTTCTTTTTGTACAAGGGCAGTGCTACCCCTTGGTACGACCTTGAGGTCGCCTTTTGCTTTCTCGTTAGTGCCAAATTCCATGTTGTAATGAAACAACGCCTGAACCATAGGCTCTAACAAGAAGTCATCGATGTTCTTAATGGTGCTCTTCAGTGCGATATTCGCAGCACCCATCAACATCGACATACCAGTTGCGGTTTTGTTCAAACTACGCGACTGCTCGCCGTGAGTATACGACGGCAGACTAGTGGTTTCATCCGCAAATCTTCTGAACAATTCAACGATTTGGTTCAAGCCGTTAGCGTTAGCGACAGGCTGATACCAGCGTACTGCTGGCATAGATCCGTCGCCGCCTTCGCGCAACCAAACGCGCCAAGGATGAATGTCGGTTGGGTCTTCACCAGCCGCCAGAAGGTCTGTGTTGACCTCCATCATAGGACCGCTAGACAGGGCTAGGTTGTCTAACCAGATACGAGTAGCCGCGTTCATGGTCGTCTGAGAGTCACGCATCATGCGAGGTACGCCAGTACCCCAGAACTGATGAGGTGATCGCTCATACGGGAAGATCTGGTACGGGATCTTGTAACCCGCAACAGGATTCAACATAACCTTTAAGACGCTGGTGCCGCATATCCAAACGCAAGCGCTATAAGTGTCACTGAGATCAGCGTCTTCAGGCAGCTCGATGTTGTGATCTTTGAGGTCGTATCCATCGATGGTTCCCCAGTACTCTAATACTTGGAAGCGGTGGCTCTCTGCGTGATCATGAATACCAGCGATTCGGCGGCGATCACGCTCGTGCTCCTCCTCAACGTGGTTACCTTTACGGTTGGTCTTGAGCAGATACTTGATCTCTTCTGCATCAAACCCTGGTAGGTCTGACAGGTCTCTGAATTGCTTGCGCGTCAAAACGTGACGGCGGAACAATCCTTCGCAGTCTTCCAAAGTCGTGCAGTAAGGGTCTGGATATAGATCGAAGATAGATACTGACTCAACCTCTGGCATCGGCTTCTCAATCTGAGCCAGAGCAAAGCCCTGCTGACCTGTCTGCGGGTCAATCACTTGAGAGTAAGACTGAGTCCTATCGATCTTGACCGTACCGGCTTTAACCGCGCCAGATCCAAAGATGCATGCCTCAAGGATACTTTCCTTGAGCTTCATCTCTGCGTTGTTCTCGATGAGCTGATCCTCTATCTCCAGAGTCATAGCCTCAGCAGCTTTCTCCGCGACATCTTTCTCAGCCTCAATAAACTCGTCTTCCAGCTCCATCATCCGGGCTGCAATCAGATCCTGATTCATCGCAGGGTCCATGCCGCCCGAAGCAGCGACAACTTGCTGCATAGCCATCTCGCGCATCTGCATGGCTTTGATTGGGCTGATCATAGGAACGGGGGTTGGATGTATGGCGAAATATAAATCGCCGTACTGGAATAACAGGTCGATGATCCGGCTGTACGCCGCCATAACCTTTGTTCTGGTCAGACCAACGAAGACCTTTGAGCGAGCGCCACTCTCATTCAAACGCGCTAGAACGTCTGGCTCATACTGACCTTGATACTGACGAAGATCTTTAAGCCACTCGTTCTCGGTTTCTTTGCGAGCGTCTTTGTATTCTTGAAACACGTCAGAAAGCCTAGCGCCCAAACTGACCAGCTCTTGGTCTTGGTTGCCATCGTATTCTGCGTCGTCTTCAGGAACGTCTAACTCGTACTCAGCCATCAATAACCCGCCACAGAGTCAACCGACTCATATCGTCGTTGTATGATTCTTGCCCTTGGTCTGGGCATTGAAGCGAGTCCGTGCAGGGCTATAGCATAAGCCATAACCCGATCATCATAACACCCCTGCTGAGAATTAAAACTCCCTTTCTCATCAATGACATACGTCCGTAATTCGTTCACCAGCTCGATGTCCGCGATGCCGGATTCTTCCTGTCTGAGGAGCGCAGCCATGTTGTCCACGATCAGCGGTTTAGTCTTGCTCGTGGTGAGAAAACCACCCCGTTTTGTGAGCTTATCTCCATAGGCTCCATCCACGGATGACTCGATGAACATGTTGGGGTAGTTGATCTCTTGCAACCGACGCAAGGTAGTCAGACCGTGGTTGTTCCGCTCCACGATCACATACGCATTGTTGTAGCGCTGACCGAGCTGAGATATGAGATTCCCCCACTCCCAAGGGTCCACATGACCGTGCCAACAGGCAACCTGCCTGCCATAGGAATCCAAGACCTGAGCCACGCTGTAGTCCCCGTATGACAGCCCCTCAGCAACGTCCACGCCTATGACGTAGGCGTCCTCCTGCACAGGCGGAAACCACTCTTTGTATGGACCGCTGGAATGGGCTTGCAGCGCACCGTTGCGATAATCCCCACGGAAGTCCGGGGTGTAGCACTCGTCTTCCGCTGCACGAAGGCACTTGTCCTCAACGAAGCAGCGACCAGAGGTCAGGAAGGACTCTAACGGTGTGGAGGGATACTCCTGCCGGAACAGATCAGTACTACCCAGCTCGTCTAATTTTGCGCGGCGGAAACACAACTGCTCATCACTGAGACCATACTGCTGCGCTAGCTTGTACTCTTCCGGGGTTGCCTCGAAGTACGGACTAGGCTTGCGAATATACTCCGGCATCCAGAACCACGGGATGAAGCAAACCTGCCACTCAGTCTCTCCACGCAGACTCTTCATCGTCTGATCGTAGAACCAACCACCAGCTCCATTCGCCGTGGTTTCTAGGATCACCTCGCTGTCCTTACCGCCAACCGTTTGGAGTAGACCAGCAACAATGTCATTACCCTGGGGATAGAAAGCCACCTCAGAGCCATGCACAAATCGGTTTGTTTGCCCTCGTCCAGTCTGTGTAGATCGGGCTGTACCTACACGGTATCGGCTGTTGATCTCGTCAAACACAAGCGTTGTAGCGGTCTGAGTGGACAACGGCGGCTTAAACGCAGGGTGCGGAATGTTGTCGTAGAAATAACGAACCATGTTGAAGATCGAGTTCGTTGATTCAGCTAGGTGAGACAGCACGAAAGCGTTGGCGTTACGGTTCTGGGTGATCTTCCAGAAGTACCTACCCTCTACATAGGTCGAGATGCCGACCTGTCTAGCCTTGAGGACCAGAGCGCGGATGTTGCCCTGCCTCTGCATCTGCTCTTCGAGACGGTTGTGCAGCCACATCTGCCCCTGATTCAGGACAAAAGGCTTAGCCACCCCTTCCTTGGTGACGATCTTCAGTACGTTCTTGGCGTACAAGGGGAAGTTGCCTTTAAGTTTGTAGGCGGCTTCTTCGATCTTCGTCATAGTTAGCTACTGCTTTGCACCACCAAACAAACATTGGCAGCGACATATTGTTCTTCATTACGTTGGCTCTGTTACACACAAGAACCACATTGTCCTTCTCGTATCCAAGATCCGAATCCAAGCGATCAATGCTGAGGTCGTAATCAACATGATCACCGGTACGAGTAAACGGTAGACCTGTCACCGCGCACTTATGCTCCTGAGCGATCAGCAGATCCAGAATGAACTCCTTATCGATATCGAAGGACGTGCCATTCTTCTTCGCACGGGTCTTTGCGATCCGTATCCGACTACCGATATAAGCCTCGTAGTTGTCTTTCCACTTGGTCTTGTCCCGGATGTGCTTGCATTGGTTGCAAATGAGCCGGTGTTGACGGGCTATTCCAACGCCGCATATGCGGCATTTTTTACCTTCAGCGTCCATTCACCGCCCTCTGTTACTTCCTCAAAGAGATTCACGGCTTTGCGGCTGTTAGCCACAGCGATGGTGTCACCCATCAGATCTGTGCCCAGCGCGATACAACCCTGAAGCTGGTACGCAAAATTGGCGCTATGGATGAGTATGTGGGTGCGACCCGGAACATCCTCGAGCTGCCAAGTCGGTCCGAACTTAGGGGACTCTCGCCACTTGAGCTTGTACTCACCTTCAGGAATGCAAGAGATGTTTGGCTTGTTGTCTAGCCACGGACGCTCTACCGACCAGAACTCAATGTCAGCGAACTTGATGATTCCCAGAGTTGCGTCAGGGTGATAAGCCCAGCGCTGCAATACGATCTCACCCACGCTTCGCCTCCTTCTTCCCGAAGATACGGTCATAGTTGTCGCCAAACTTCTTATGATCTGTCGGGCGACGGAGATCGCCTTTGCCATACATAGTCTCGCGGTGATCGCAGCTCTTCTTCTTCACTTCCTGTAACTACCTGATTTCTTTGAACATTTCTTAGCTTTCTTGCACTTAGCTTTGCTCTTACATGAGGCACATGGCTTAAACATTGGTACTCCTTACCACTTGGTTTTATGTGACCAGTAACGTGCGCTCAGAATGTCCGGCTTGGAATCCTGGGCATTGTGTCTGGCGTAATAACTCTTCTTTCGGGCTTTATCCTTTGCGGTCTTGGGGTTCTTCCCCGCGCCCTTCCCCCCTTGCTGCCCGAATCTGATCGTCTTGGTTTCGCCGCTGGCATTCCGGGCAACTACAACGTGCGATTTCGTAGGATGACTTGGAGTACGCTT